GTGGCTCCTGCGGGTTCAATCAAAAACAGCGGTTTGGTCGAGGTGCCTGTCCCACCTGCAAAGATGGCCCCGCTCAACACCATTGCTGGAGAATTGGCAGCTCCAGCAATGGTGAAATTGTTGGCCACTTCGAGCAGTGCCGCCGTGCCCGTGTTGAGCACGGTGAGGGTTTTGCTGGTTGTGCCTCCGGCGATGGTGAACCCAACTGCGGCTGCGGTGAGTGCAATACCACTATCAGCGAGAAGCTTGCCTGTGCCGCTGGCGAACACAGCGGCATTACCGGCTGTGGAGCTTGCCGGGCCTACGACATCCCCTGTGCCACCCCCACCACCTCCACTGGTGATGTTACCCAGTGCAACAAGGATGGCTTTGAGCACCTGTGAATCATCCAGGTTCGGCAGAGGGGCAGTCATGCCCAGAGCCGCCATGGCACTGGAAATCTTGGCATCGGAGGCAATCTGGGACATGGGAATTAAGAGATCAGGTTGGCAGCCACAATGAGGATCTGCTTGAGCACTTGGGAGTCATCACCAGCAATGGGCTCACCGCCAAGCGCGGCTTCTGTGGCAGTGATGGCGGCGGGAGAGAACAGGATTGTGGCCATGGTGTTTATCCTCGGAGACCGCCAGCACGAACGGCCTGGCGGAGGGTTTCTTCGGCCATGGCGTCGCTCTCATCCGGGTCTTCGGACTCAGAGCCCACTGGCTGGCCATCAAACGATTCAAACACCAGACGGCCATCTTTGATCTTGGCCTTGGTGATGACCTCGAACGTGTCACCTTCCTTGGTGCCTTGTGGAGGCTGGAAGCCTTCGGGGAGCATGATGCTCATGTCATTGGCAGCAGCGGCTTCGGCAGCCTCGGCTCCCGGTGTGGCCGCTTCCAAGGCCTTTTCTTCGACGCTCTCGGGCTCGTCCTCAATGATCTCTTCCTCTTCAGCCATCTCGGGAAATTTCATTTTCATGATGCAAGGTCTGGGTGGTTAAAAGGCATGCCCGTCACAGAGGTGATTCTGCAAACGGGCATGCCATGAGTTTAGATTCGACTAGTAAGACGGGCAGGTATTGCCCACCGTGGCAGGGCAGCGCAGCACCATGATGGCGAAGGCATACTGGGTGTTCACGGTTGGCTTGAAGGCAGCCATGAGGTCAGCAGCGTAAACGCCGATGGACTGGAACAGGTTGGTCTCCTTGTTCGGGATGTTGGCCCAGATCACGTCGCCATTGTAGTTGACGGCTTTGAAGCTGGTACCGGCACCGAGGGAAGACTTCGGCTTCGGAGTCTGGCGGATGACGGCCTTCGGGTTCCAGATGTACATGACCTCGTAGAGGGCACTGTCATAGTCCGGGTTGACGATCTGGCTTGGGCCACCGATGGAGGAAGGGCCGTCGATGTAGTAAGGCACCTGCACGTATTCGCCGCCGACAAAGTTGTAGCGCGGCATGCGGTAGTCGATGCAGTGCATGAAACCACCATAGGCACGGTCAATGCCCCAGCTCTGGAGGAGCATGGCACCAGAGTCCTTGCCCATCTGAGCGAAACGGATGTCCTGACGGATGTTGGCGTCGTTCTGGATGATGTTCTGGCTGGCTTCAGCCGAGCAGACCAAGGTGAGCTGGGCCGCACCATTGGAGAACGCGTAAGGCTTCACACCACCGCCGTCCTGCATGATGCGGTTGTAGAGGCGATAGAGCAGGCTCTGGCTGGCGATGTAGGTGGCCGGAGTGTTGGTGAACGCGGTGCCGGTGGTGATGGTGCTCGAAGAGTTGAACACCACCTTGTTGGCCCAATACTGGAACCAATACTTGGAGCGGTCTTCCCAAAGGTCGGTGATGTTGCCGACGAAGTTCTGCTTGGTCTGAGTGACCTGTTCTTCCCACTCGTAGGAGAACCGGCCATCGGTAAGACAGATGTCCGAGGACATGACCTGGTTCTGCTCGACGTAGTAGTTCTGGATGAGACGGGCCGGAGTGACAACGCCGGGGGTGAGCTGACAGTTGTTGACCGGGGTGTCAGGAGACTGCACACGAGTCCAGCCAGAGCCACCGGCAATGCCGGAGCGCAGCGTGGAGACCGTGGACGGGTTGTAGCCGATGCCGTCAGGGAAATTTTGCTTTTCCATGAGCATGGAGACACGACCTGTCTCACGCATTTTCTGATAGACTTGACCCTCAAGACGGGAGGCGTCAGAGGCGAAGATTTGACTGATGGTAGCCATAAAGGTGGGTAATGTGAATGGGGTGGTGTGGAAACCTCTCGTTCACGGTCAAGGCACTTTGCTCGGGCGTGACAAGAGATGTGCGTCTGCGGGTGCAGAAGCCTCTAACACGACCGGTGAGCAGCCGACCAAACCCTTGCGGGTTCCTTTAAGCTCGTCGAATTGCTTTCTTCATTGGTGAGTCACGCCAACCCGGTAAGCACGGAATTTAATCTCAGGGTGAGGTTATGAAAAAACCCACTCCTTCGCAAGAGTGGGTTTTATAGTTGACGGGTTATCTAATGTCAGGCTCAACGACGGCGGAAATCATCAGCCTGCCGGACCTTGGCGAAAAAGTCGTCATCGTCGGCAATGGCGTTCGGGTCGTCATGCTCGGTGCTGCTGGCCTGCTTGGCACCTGGCCTGGCATTTGTGAGGCTCGCCACGGTCTTCTTCAGTTCAGCCACAGTCTTTCTCTCGGCAATCAGGGCCTTCGTGACGACTGCCGCCACTTCAAGCCCGTGGGCCTGCATGGCGCGTTCCTCGGGGTCATCGCTGATCTGCGCATTGTCCAGTGAGTCCATGAACTCCTTGCGCTCGGCCTCGGACATGCCCTTGATGATCGGGGCAATTTTCTTCTCCATCACCGATTTGCTGGCTGCCACAGCCTTCTGCCATGCCTGCTGCTGCTCGTAGGTCTGCTTGGTGCTGTCCTGCTGGGACATGGCATCTTGAGCAGCTTTGAGTTTCGCGGCATTGGTCTCGATCTGATGACCTTTGAGCCACGCATCATGCAGTTGATCAGCCTGCTTGTAGAGGGACGCCTTGATGGCGGATGGCACGTTGTCAGCGTCGTCAATGAGCTTGTCGATGGCCACCTGCCGTTTCCAGTCGGTGGTCTCGCGCATGGCCTCGAACATTTTGTCAGGATCGAGTTTGAACTCACCACAGATTTCCGTGATGCTGCCCTCCGCCTTGGCCAGTTTGGCGGTGACGTTCTCCTTGTAGTCCTTGGTGTTTTTTACGTCATGAACAGCCTGGAACTGACGCAGCTTTTCCAGTTCGGCCTGCACTTCCTTGGAAACGGGGTTCTTGCGCAGTTCCTCCATCTCTTTGGTCATTTTCTCGACGGTCTTGTCGAGTTCTTTGGCACGTTTTTCCTCGGCTCGGAGCTTGTTCCAGCGAGACATCTGTTTCTCACCTTCTTCACCTTCTTTCTTGCCCTCAGGTGGGAGTTCTTCCTTCTCATCGCCCGTGGTTTCGTCAGCATCCGGTTCTTCCGGCTCCTCTTCGACGACGGCCAGTTTGTCAGCCTTCTTCAATGGCTGGGCGGCAGGCTTGGCCTCGGCAGGTTTCTTTTTCTCAGCGGCAGCCGGGTCAGCCGTGGCCTTCTTTTGCAGGTTGGCCGGATGATCATCAGCCTGACGGATCTGATCGAAGAAACTGGACTCCCCAGCCCCTTCGCCGCCCGTATCGGTGGCACCGGGGGCAACTTCAGCAGATGAGACTTCTTGACGGAGGACGGGGCGCAGGTACATGGTGTTTAGCATTTTGGTTTCTCTTCACGGAATTGGGCTGGGATCTTGTAGTCAAAAGCTTGGGCCAGCAGGTCGTTGTCGGTCTCCCCCGGCTTGATGGGCTTGGTCAGTGTCTCAAGGTCGGCAAACCCTTGGTTCACTCCGCTCATGAGCAAGTACCTGCGGCCAAACACAATGTCAGCCAGCGCGGAGACCTCCTGCTGGTTCGGCGGCTTCGGGACTGCTGCCCCTTTGACGATGCCGATGGCCAGTTGAAGAACGGGGTCTTTCAACAGTTCGGCCAGCTTGTCACGGTACTCGGGTTTTTGCCTGAAGGCTTGGGCTTCTTCTGTCATAATGTCATTCTGTTTGCTGGGCGGCTTTGTTCAATTCCTGGGCTCTCTTGGCGTCCCCGTAGGCGAGATCCTGCTGCTTCTTGGCCAGATCAAGAGACTGCTTTTCCGAGTCGTATTGCAACTGCTGGCGCTTGGCCATGACATCGAGACGGGCACCAGCGTCCACCGACTGGCGGAGCACGGACAGCGGGGTCTCCTCGGAGTCTCCGGTGGCGGCTTCCGGGTTTTCCTGTGCCCGGCGTGCCTCGGCAGCGAGCTTCTTCTCACCGTTGACCACGACTTCTTCGATCTGTGACAGGGCTTCCTTGAACGGTTTGTAGAGCGGGTTCTTGTCGGAGATGTAGGCCATGTGCTCCATGGCGTGACGCCAGATGGGTCCGAGCAACTGGATGGCCGGGGCGAACTCCATCTGCTCGTTGGCCAGAGCACCATTGATCTCGGCCAGCTTGGACAGGTGGGTGGCCACATGGACGGTGTGATCTTGGTTCGGCTCCAGCACGGCGGGCTGCCCCACCGACATGAGAGCATTCTCCATGTTGGCAATCTGCACATCCACGGGCGGGCGGGTGCCCGGCTCCGGTGGCACAAGCAGGTTGGCGAAACTGATCCCTGCCAGAGAAGCGGTGTACTGGCGCAGGAGGATCTGCTGCCCCTTGGGATCATAGCTGCCGATGTTCGGCATGAGCTGGCTGAACACAGCCCGGCGCTCTTGGGCGGACCCTTTGCCGACCCCACGGTTGATCTCGATGGCGTCGATGTCCACGTTGTAGATGGCCTCAATGGGCACCCCGCGCTCCATACACCGCTTGCGCATCTTGAAGGCTTCAGCACCGCCTGGATGAGACGCAGACAGATCACGGTTGCACACACGGCGGACGATCTCTTTGAAGTCGTTGAGCCACGAGAGAAAGTAAAGATCCATCCCTGCCGTGGTCAGTTGACCGTCAATGGCGGCTTCCGTCTTCACTTCCTCGGCGGTCCTTGGGGTGGCTCCGCCTGTGTAGCGGTTGGAGCCACCTGCCTGCCGGGAGCGCATGCCGAAGATGCCTTTGATCTCTTGGATCATCGGGATCAGGTTCTGCTGGAACGGCACGTGCTCGATTTCCACGAACTCGGCCTGAGACGATATGATATTATATGGGCCAGACGGACGGATCAGGGTGTCAATGAGCGCGTCCTCATCAGTGGCCTTGATGTGGGGTGTCGATGACCAGTTGGCCATGTCCACAGCTTTGCAGGTCATCAGGTTCAAATAAAGGGACGAGTTAAACCCACGCCATGCGTTGCCACGGATCGAGTAGAAGTCACCATTAGAGCCGACCCCGTCCGTGTAGGCCGTCACGAACTCGCTCATGCTGCCGTACATGCCCTCACACTTGTAGAGGAAATCACCGTTGCCGTCATAGCGCCCGATGACGTGAGAAATTGAGCCATCCATCTCACGGACCCATCCATGCACCAGATCCACAGTGATGGCCCCTGCGCCGGTGAAATAGTCCTGGTCTTTGACGGTCTCCTGCAAAGTCTCAGGGTTGGATGTATCAATGGCTGTGGGCTGGGCCGTCTCCTCGATGGCATCCATGACCGCCTGAACGTTCCACCCGGCCAGCTCGGCTGCCTTGCGGTCCTTGATCTTTTTCATCAGCTCGACCGGGGACGTGTAAACGCGAGCACAAAAGAAGTCCTGATCCTCAATGGTGGCCTCAGTGCGCCGGGGAACTTTGAGCCATTGAAGAGATGTCACCTTGAACCGCCAGTCATATTTGTCCTCCCGGTAGGTGAAGGCCACACCGAACATGGTGAAAAGGTGGACACACAGCAGCCGGTTGTAGGTGAACTTCGGCCAGTTGCGGATCATGCGGCTGATCTCTTCAGCAATGATCGGTGCCCACTGCTGCCGGGCCAGCTCATCCGCGAAACCCGCTCTCAGTGGAGTGGTGCCGAACACGTCAATGCTGTCGAACACTTCGTTGTAGGGCCTTTCAATATCCTGCTGGGACTGCGAAGCATACCCCCAGTTGGCATTCGTGCGTCCAGCCATCCCGAGCAACCGGTCTTGTTCGGAGGAGTAAGGCGGGTCTCCGTCCACCTGGCTCTGCACTTTGGCTCGTGCTCGTGAGGAGCCGAGATCACTGGTGAAGAGGTACTGGTAGGCACCTGCCAGTTGAGCCGGGTTCTTGATCCGGCCACGCTCGATCACGTTGTCCTCCTCATCCAGAACATCTGGAATGGAGCTTGCCATCGCTAAGGAGGAATTGGGGTTGTTGTCCATTTCGCAGTTTTAATGCAAAAGCTTTGCTTTAGCAACTTGGTTACAAGAGCAAACTGGTTGCATTAATTATAACGTCAAGCTATCTTTTTCACATCTTCATGCCTTCTTCAGAGAAACCCAAGTCCCGCCAGCAACGATGGCAGGAAAAACAGTTCGCCATGAAACGGTGTGCTGTGTGTGGCTGCTCCGTGAATGACAACTCACCCATGTGCCTTGTCCACCGCCTTGCCGCCAAGGAACGGCTGCGGAAGCGCCGGGGGTCCATCAGACAATACACCACACTGGCCCAGTGGCAGGCTGTGGACTGGGATGAGCCCATTGAAACGATTGCCGCCAAGATGGGCGTGAGCCCCGGCACAGCCCGGTGGAGAAAAAGAACCCTGCAAAACCCATGAGCGCCGCCGACAATCTGAAAGTGACCAAATACGGTCTCAAGTGGAACCCGGTTAGAGACCTCAACGGGCGGCTCGTGCCGATCCCAGACTGGGCCATTGAACGCAACATGCTGGTCCGTTATGACCAGTTCAAAAGGGAGCACCCGGAATTGAAAATGCTTCCATGGGCAGAACATTTTGCCCGGCTGGTGCGCTGCATCTTTGGTGATCCCAAGGGCATCTACTACTTCGAATGGAACCCGAATGCGGTTCGTGTAATCAAGCATTTCAAAGATAAAAAGATCCTCAGTCTTGCGGGCCACAAGTCATCCGGCAAAACCGACGTGATTTCGATGATCGGTGTGATGATGTTCTGGCTCGACCCGGAAAATACCAAGGTCATTGTCACATCCACCACCATCTCGGCAGCCCAACAGAAAGTGTGGGGCAAGGTGAAGCTGATCTGGCAGCATCTGTGCAAATTCTTCGGCGGTGAAGACAACCTTCCTGGCAGGCTGATGGACTCCAAGAACACCATCCGTTACGAGAGCAAAGGAGTGAAGCATGAACTGCGTGGTCTGACTCTGGTGGCTGGCGACAAGGGGAGCGCCCGTGAGTCGGCAGACAAGCTCCAAGGCACCAAGGCCCCCATCTTCATTGTAGTGGGTGATGAGTTCGACACCCTTGAGCACAGCCTCGTCAACACCATCTTCGGCAACTTATCGGCCAATGCGGATCTGTACCTGCTCGCCGGGTTCAACCCCACCAGCTACTACTCTCCTGGCGGCGTCATCTCCAAACCGATCAAAGGGTGGCACACAGTCGATGAGAACAGCACCGAGTGGGAGACAGAAATCGAGCCGTTCGGCATCCGTGGATACTGCCTGCGCTACGACGGTGAAAAATCTCCCAACGTGCTGCTCGGCTACGAACGGTGGAAAGGACTGCTCACACTGGAAAACATCAACCAGTTTGGCGGTCTCGGCTCCAAAACTCCGATCTACTATTCCCAGATCCGTGGCTGGTGGAGTGCCACCGGCAATGTGGACTCCATCTACTCGGAAGTTGAGATCATCAAATGGCGGGCGGACGCCAAAGTCAAGACGTGGGTGGAACCGCCCAAACTGGTGGCCGGGCTTGACCCTGCATTCACCCATGGCGGGGACCGCGCTGTGCTCACCATTGGCAAAGTCGGCCTGGCTCAATCACCAGACACCGGGCTCACGCAGAAAGTGTTCGAGGTGGTCAAGTTCTACATTCTTGATCTCGACATGACCAACACGTCCACATCCAAGAGCGAGTGGGTGGTGAAGCTCACCAAGAAACATCTCGACGAGCATGGTGTGGACGTGCGGGATCTCGCGTTTGACGGCACCGGGGGTGGCGAGCCTTTCGGCGCACTGATTGCCCGTGACCTCGGCACCGGGGCTATGAACGTGAATTTCTCCAGCAAGGCTTCCGACAAGCCCGTGTCCAAGAATGACCCGCGCCCCGGCAACAAACGGTTCCGCAACATGGTGAGCGAACTCTGGTATGTGGTCAAAGAGTTCGTCCGGTCAGGACAGGTCAAGGGGCTCCAGCCCGACATTGTGACCGAGATGGTTGCCCGCACATATGAGGAGACCGGTGGTGTGGTGCGTGTCGAGAGCAAGGACGATATGAAGCTGCGCACCAAGAAATCGCCGGACATCGCGGACAGCTTTTTCCTCGCATTCCACATGGCCCGTATGAAGCACGGACTGAGCAGCACGGAGACCTCGGCCAAACGTGTGGTGGCTGCAAAGAGCAACGGGCTGTTCCCAGTCATTGACCTCAATGCACGTGCGCCTCGTGTGCCCGTGGAAACGTTGGGCGACGGTGGTGGTTGGGGGTACGGGTTGCGCTAAACATTTGGCGGCTCATAGCCTTTTGCCCAGTCCACACCGATCAAGTAAAGCTTTGTGGATTTGATAGCCACACCAGGGTGCCCCATACGCCGAACAACAATGCCCCAGAACCGTGGTTCCACACCGACATATTTGGAGTCCTTCACAGTGTATGGGTGGTTGTTCAACATATCCTCCCATGCAGCAAACTCCTCTGGCCCAAACAGCACCAAATAAGGACTTCTGCCATTCATCAACACATGGTTTCTCGCTTCGTGGAACATCTCGTTCACTCTGGAAAAAGACTCGGTCATCAGTCGTCCTCCCCGTCGTCTGGTGAATTCAAAAACCGTGTCACCTTGCGCTCACGCTGCCTCTCAGTGTTGGCATCCCGGTGTCTCCTGCACAAGCCTGAGTCGTAGCCCTCCTCGGACAGCTGCCCACAGTAAGGACACCGGCCTTTCGCCTTCTGTGCAATCTGCCACCGGCGCTGCCGGGACAACGGTTTTTCGTCTGCCATGCAGTAAATATGCTTGACGGTGGGGAGGCGTCAAGGTTAGAAGTGCGAGATGGACGAAATGACCAAATCACACCCGGCCCGTCTGCGTGCTGGTGATTACGAATGGATCAAAGGGCAGGTACTCGACATCGGGGCAGGCGGGGATGTCCTGAAACTCCCACCACCATCAACCGTTCGAGGCTGGGATCTCGGAGACGGTGACGCCACGCTCCTTGCAACGCTCGAAGACAAGACGTTCGACTGCATTGTTGGCAGCCACGTTTTAGAGCATCTTGCAGACCCTGAAACTGCTCTGAGAAACTGGTCCCGTGTGCTGTGTGAAGCCGGTTACATCTACATCCTTGTGCCGCTCTACTCCTGTTACGAGAAGTGGAATGACTTCCAGCACGGCTCATCGAACCCGGCCAAGTTCAACCACGATCACAAGACCTCATGGGACTTGCTGAATCTGGAAACCACCCCCAAGAACCACCGGCATTTCGGGTTCAAGGAAATCCGCCAGCTCGGCAAACAGGCTGGCCTGACTCTGGTGGACCTGCGCTACGAACTCGACGGGTACCAGTGGAGCCGGTTTGACGACAAGGAGTTCGACCAGACCATGAACTCGGCGCTGGCTCAACTTTGTATTGTGTTCGCGAAGATTTAGCACCATGACCACCCTCCCCGTCGTCATCCACCAAGCTCCACATGAGGCCGAAGCCGTCAAACGGCTGGCCCGGTTCTGCCTTGAACTCGACGGCACCACCATCCATGAGTTCCAGAGGCTCGAAGAACCTGCTGGCATGGTTTACCCTGAGAACGCCAATGACTCGTTCCGCTGGGTGGCTGGCCTCATGAGAGGAAAGCCCTTCATCTGGATTGAAGCTGACTGTGTGCCTCTCAAACCAGGCTGGGCACAGGCTCTCACCGACGAGTATTACCGGCAGGGCAAGGAGTATCTTTACCCGCTCCAGTTCAACCCACCGCATGACGTGTTTTCCGGCATTGGTGTCCATGGTCCGAACGCTTTTGACCATGCCCCAGTCAGTGAAAAACATGTGGGGTTCGACGAGATCATTGTGCGCCAGAACCCGGACCTCATCGGGCGAACCGATCTGATCCGCCACAGCTACGGCACCTACGACGAGAAAGGCGATGTCACGCTGCACGAGTTCCCGCGTGATCTTGCCGTGGTCGGTGACAAGGCGGTGCTGTTCCACAAAGACAAGAAACAAGGACTCATGAACATCGTGCTGCCGGGGAGGGGTTTTGAAGTATGAAACGACTCTGGAAAACATTTCTAGCTTACATGCACTGGTCTGATTCAGCCGTGTGTGAAATGTCTGTTGGTGACAAGGATTACCACGACTACATGGACTGGGAAGACGGTCAGCCTTGGCACATGTGCAAAATGCCATGCAAACGCTGTGGAAAACAATTTTCAATATGAGCACACAACAAGGATGGATTGGCGTCGATCTCGACGGAACACTGGCCGAATACAGCGGCTGGCAGGGTATTGAACACATTGGATTGCCCATCCAACCAATGGTTGACCGGGTGAAACTCTGGCTGAATGAAAGGCGTGATGTTCGCATTTTCACCGCCCGAGCTTTTCGCATGCTCTATCCTGTGGGCACCCCTGAGCACATCGAATCTGTGCTCGTCATTGAGACCATTCATCAATGGCTTGAGTCCGTGGGCCTTCCAAGGCTGACAGTCACATGTTTCAAAGATTTTGGCATGGTCGAACTATGGGATGATCGTTGTGTTCAGGTAATTCCAAACACCGGCCTGCGAGCTGACGGCAAATGAAACCCTTCTTCATCAAGTTCACCCTGTTCGTTTTACGGCTTGCCCTGCGTCTCGATGGCTGGACGGACAAGCCACGTCCTGCCGGGTTCCGCCCCAACCCGGATCTGCCGTTCTGGCGCTACTGCCCAAAGCGTCCGGGCATCCCGCCAGCCATTGAGTCGGGGAACCTGGCTCACGCCTGCAACAAGTCACTTTTTAAATAGTAATGGACTGCTCGACGACTGGTGACTTGGGCGATGCCGTTTTTCTCCTCGGCGTCATCCGGCAGATCCCCGATGGCCCGCACACACTGTGTCTGCGCTACGGTGGCGGCACCAAATACCGCAACCCACAGGACATCCAGAAGCTCTACGATCTGATTGCCCCGCTGGTTGCCAAGCTTCCCTACATCAAGGAAACCAAGATCATCCAGCTTGATGACCCTGTGGACTGGGCCAGCGAACGGTTCCGTGACAATGGCCTGTTCTTCGCCCCCGGCGAGTCTCTGATGCAGGCCCATCTGAACAATCTCATCAAGGTTCACGGCATTGGCCGTGACTTCTCACTCGATGAGCCATGGCTGACTGTCACACCATCCCTGCTCACCAAAGGAAGGATTGTCATCAACCGCACCGAGCGGTACCGGAATGACTTCTTCGCGTGGTCTGATGTGGTCCGGCACTATGGAGACCGGCTGCTGTTCATCGGGCTGCCCCATGAGCATCACCAGTTCTGCGCTCAGTTCGGCAAAGTCGAGTTCACCCCCACCAGCAACATGTTGGAGACGGCTGAACTCATCGCCGGGTCTGAGCTGTTCATTGGCAACCAGTCCTGCGCGAATGCCATCAACGAAGGGCTCAAGCACCGGTCCATCCAGGAGACCTGCCTGTGGATACCCGACTGCATCTTCGGACGCGCCAACGGTGTGTTCTGTGGCTTCGGTGACTGCCTGCTGCCGGACATCGGCGGTTCCGGCGAGCATCAGATGAAGTTCACCCTCGACGTGAAGGACATCAACCCGTCTGTTGTGCCACCAGGTGGCTGGCAGTTCCCCGGCGAGATCAGCCAGCAGCACATTGAAGCCATGGCCTCGATGCTGTCCCGCAATCAGCGCGAGAAATTCCCGACAGTCCTTGAGGCCCGTGCTGCCGTGCTGCGGCACAACTTTGACCGGCTGCCTTCCTTTTTCAGTAACATTGACATGGGCGGTTCCAAGTATAAACTCGCCATGCAAAACGCCGGACACAAGATATGAACACGAACCGTAGATCCATTTTCAAACTTATCGCCGGGGCTGCATGTGCTGCGGCCATGGAGATCACTGGACTGAAGCCGGTAATGCCACAAGAAGCCATTGTTGTCCCCAATCCTGCTTATTTTAATGCTGAGTATGAATCAGTGTTTATTTTCAATCAGCATTGTTTCGAGCAATGTCGAGATTCGTTAAAACATGCGAACATTACTCGATATGAGTTCATAGATGGGCAGTACAAGCCTGTTTCCCAATATACCACCCAAACCACCCAAGCATGAAACTCGTCATCCCCGTCTCCCGCCACGACATCCACGCGCTCCCGAACCTGATCGACACCCTGATTCACTTCGGTGGTCTCTCCAACCACAACTGCTTCTTTTTCTCGGCACCCTCGGTCATCGAGCAAGTGCATGAACAGGCCGAACGTCTCAGGCCCAGCATGCAGGAAGTCGTCGTCAAACAGGCTCTCTATGAACCCGAATACGGGATGCCCATGGACGGCGGCGTGCTGTTCTTCGGTGCTGTCTTCAATCTGGGCAGAGCTCAGAACCCGGACCCCTTCCTCTGGCTGGAGGTGGATTCGTCCCCGCTGGTGGCTGGCTGGCTCGACCTCATCGAGAACGACTACCGGGCCAAGGGCAAACCGTGCTACGGCAATGTGGTGCCACTCCCCTTCAACGTGAACGGCAAACTGGAGATGCGCCCCGGTGAGGACTACATGATGGCGGTGGGTGTGTACCCTCCGACCATGCACATTGACGAGGCCATCCGTCCGCTCATCCAGGATCTTGGCAACCCGCTGGCCTCGAACCCCAAGGAAAATTTCGACACCTACATCCGTGGTGGCATCAAGACCGTGGGACGGGTCAACAGTGACCTCATTGCCGACATGTGGAACACCCACGAATATGAACTCACCGCTGACGGCATCACCTGCAAGGCTGTGCCCACGGACAAACTGGTGCGCTCCCGTGGCGGTCTGGTGCCTGCCACCGCCGTGCTGGTGCATGGCTGCAAGGACGAATCCCTGCGTAAACTGGTGACGGCTGGCAGCAAGAAGATCAAGGTCGTCGTGCCCAAGGTGGAAGACCCCGCTCCCGCTGCACCGGCCAAGCCCGAAGAGAGCTTTCTGGCCTCCCAGATCAACATGAAGCTGGCCCGTGGCGCTTACCGTCTGTCCGATCTGGCCAAGGACATTGGCCATGTGGGCACTGACCTGAAGCCATTGAAGGCTGATGTCATCGCTGCCGGGTTCGAGGTCTCCAATCCGGGGTGGATCACGAAGAAGACTGCTGCGACCGCCGAGGTTGAGGAAGAAGTGGACCCTTTGAGCTGATTGATTTTAAAACCCGCCCCAAGTGATAACGTAAAATGTTATTGCTTGGGGCTTTTTTATGTGATAACGGTTTGTGTTATGACAACTGAATCCAACAGACCTCCAGCAAAGATAGATGGGAAAAACAACCCAGATTATAAAAAATGGCTTCATTTAAACCGACCTGTAAACCCTAATGGGCTGTGTGAGTGTGGGTGCCACGAGTCTTTAAGATACACAGAGAACCGTTTTAAAAATGGGCACCAGAGTGCACGAGCATGGCGTCTCAAATCTCCTCACAACGTGGCCTATTCATTTAAAAATGTGAATTTGTTTGTAAGGACACATGCTCATCTTTTCCATCCTGATGATTTGGTAGAAAAAACAACTCCATCAGGTGCTAAATACTGCACAGCAACGCGGGGGCTGTGTTCATTAAGCCCAAGGTCGAAAAAGCCCAATGGATCATGGAAAGGCTGGCGCATCGACTCTCAGCAAGAACGTCTTTTCCACGAAGGCAAGACCCTCTTGGAAGACATCACGCCACGGGCTTCTTCCAACAATGTTCAGGAAACTCAACGCCCGTGACATCCATGGCGTCGAGCGGCATGTGGACGGCCACCTTGTTGTAGCAGCCACATGCCTTGCAGCTTTGCAGTTTGTCATCACTGGTCGTGGGTGGCGGCATCCCGGCACGCTCGGCCAGCCACTTGATGGCCCCACGGCAGCCCCAGCAGCCGTCCACATGGACATTTTGAGGGCACCCGGCGCAGACGGCAGCACGGCGGTCTGATTCTTCCTTGGACACCCATTTGCCGCCGTCCTGAAGCCACTTCATGGCCGTGTTGGCAAAGCGCCAGATGTCATCGAGTGAGAGCACTCGTTCAACTTCCCCCACTTCGAGACAGTCGAGGCCGGGATTCTGCTGGCACATCTGATCTTTGACCATTTCCTCCCACATCGGCGGAGGGTCAATGTCGTTGGCGATCCACGTCCGGCGTACACGGTCAAGCACGGCCCCGAGGTGGTTGTCATTGCACACCACACCCGTGATCGTGTCTGTGTATTTCCACCCCCCTTGGGGCATCATGTGTTCGTGGCGGGGTGTTTTCATGGCTGGGTGGCTGGTGCAACAAGGGCTGCCCGTTCGGCGCGGTCACGGGCGGCGGCTGAAAGTTTCCCCATCAGTTCCTTGGCGTTTTCGTGGGGCATCTTGGTGAGGCGTTCTCCATGCTTCAAGACCAGATCACGGTATTTGTTCCCCACAATGGTGACAAACCGTTTCTGCTCGGCATCGGTCATCTCACGGGACCGTTTGCCACGACCCACACGACGGTTGGCCGGGTCAGCCGGGGTGAGCCACAGGCCGTTGCTGCCGAGCTGACCCAACAGACGATATTCCTTGGCCTCGGGCTGTGCCAGGTACTCACGGCTCCACGGGGTGCGACTCACTTCAACCTGCTTGCCAAAAATGTCGAGCAGCGGGCCACCCACGTAGCGCCGGTAGATCGGGATCTCCTTGGCGAAATTTTCCCATCCCTCATATTTGCGCAATTTGCCGTCCTGCAAAAGGTCAGCATCCTTGAACACGCGAGGCACAAACCCCCCTGCGAAGTTGCCGAACACCCGTGAAACCTTTTTGATGGAAGCGTCCACCGGATCACGCGAGTGAACATTGCTGCCCAGAATCTCTGAAAGCTGCGAGAGCGCCGTGGTGTCGAAAGTCGAAGTCATGGCTGCCCACAGGCCGGTGTAGGCCACTTCCGGGCTGGTGGCTTCTTTCCAGTCCTTCGGGTTGTACTTGATCCGATCAGCCATAGCACCGAAGGCAGCTAGGACACTAGAAATTGGCCAGTTGGCATAGTTGAATGTGCGCCCCCAAAAATGGACGGAGTTCTGCTTCAGGCCTGCCGCCATGAGCTGTTTGATCTTGTCAGCCGAGAGCCCGGCCCATGAACCTTCAATGCCCCAGCCACGTTTCTCGTCGTCCGGCTCATCTGAGACAGCCTTGAGAATGGTGATGCCCACCATGGCGATGACTGCACCAATTACTTGGTTCTTGATGATAGCCTGGCTCTTGATTTGCCCGGCGTAGTCCTTCTCATAGAGACGGGCCAGCCCCAGCAACGGCACAAACCCGAGAGACTGGTTGAGCTTGTTGCCTGCGAACCGGGCGAACCGGAGGCCACCAAGGTTGAGCATCTGGTGCGTGGCAAAATGGTAGAGGAAGGCAATGGCCTGCTGGGTCTTTTTGTTGAGGGCACCCACTTCTTCGGCCTTCAGCTTGTCAGCGTTTTTCACGGCTTTTGCTGATGACGTTTCCGCCCGGTTGGCGATGCCACGGATAGCCCGGTATCCCTTTCCACCCAGCCCCTCGGGGTTGAGTGTCATGGCTCCCTGCGCGGCCACGAAGTTGGCATCCTCAAGGACGTTGGCATACTTGGCCAGTTTTGATTCAATCAAGTCAATGGACTGCCGTGTGACAAGTGCTTGTTGATGCCCTGACTTAGGTTCTTCGCCGCCCCACCATTTGTTGAGAGCTTCTTGACGATAACTCGCCAGATCGGTCTCACTGGCCACACGAGCCTTGTCATATGTCTTGCTGTTGAGGAACATGGCCACCGGCAGCATGCCATGACGGGTGATCGTGGAGTTGAACAAATCCCCTGCCGTGAGCATTTTCTCGAAAAAGTGCATGAACCGGCCCAGCATGCGCGTGGCGGGGTTCTTGCTCTGTGTCATGCGCCAGCCGATGGACTGCGGGTTGTTGCGTCCGGTGTCGAAGAACTGCATGAACGCCGGGTCCGAGTCGGCCAACAGGTTCTTGTCACCAGTCATGACATATTGCCATGCCAACTGCACAGCCCGTGGATATGACTTAAAGTAATTTGTGATCGACTGCATCGCCGCATCAGTGCCTTCCGAGCGTCTGCCTTGCAGGTGGGCATTGATGACCGTGGCCATGGCGTGGGTGAAAACCTCGAACCCACCGCTCAGGAAGGCCATCCCAATGGTGAAGATGGTGCGTGGACCGGAGAGCACAGAAGTTACCCACCATGCCGACAGGATCTCAGCCGTTGAGAGTCCGGTCTTGCGGGCGATGATCTTGACAATCTCGTCCGTCTTGGCCCGGCGCTCATGCACCGGAATGTCGGGCTGCTGAAGCTCCTTGGCCAGTGTTTCGAGCTTCTTGTTCTCGTCATCGGTGAGTTTCTGGAAGCCGAACTTCTCGGCAATGTCCTGCGCAATGATGTCATTGTTGAGTTCGCCCCGGTTGATGGCCTGGATGAACTTCGGAATGGCTCCCTTGACGGCTTCCTTGCCCTTCTCCGTGGCATGGCGGCGCTTGAGCACGGCTGCTACCTTGGCCTCGGTCAGGGCGGCGCGCTTGGCCTCCCACTGCTTGGCGAACATGTCGGCCAATTCCTGCTGCTCGGCTGCCGTGAGGTTCGAGAGCACGGGGTCGGCTTTCATGTACTCCATCATCGACTTGGCCTTGGCCTCCTGCGACTGCGGGGAGCTGCTGAAGAGTTTGCCCCATGAGATGTTCTCCGGCAGCAGCGGGGTCTTGTCACCCGAACGCTTGCGGGCCGAGTCCATGAGCCGATTGAACGTCTCGGTCTCAGCCGGGGAGAACACACCAGCTCGTTGAGCGGCACGACGGCGTGCGTTGGACCTGGCCTTGGCGGCACGCAGGTCTGCCACGAGCTGGTTGAACGCGGCAATGATGTAGGGCTGATTGCTGTCCCAGCGTGCCGGGTCCACGTTGCCCACTTTCTCGACGGCCTCGTTGATCTTGTCCTGAGCCGCCTTGAGAGCGCCCTCGGGGTTGTCCATGATCTTCTCGTTGTTGTCGAACGCGGTCTCGGCCAGCGCGTCGCGGAGCACGCTGAATGCCTGCCCACGCGCCCACAGGTGTGCGGGCACCTCGGCGGCGATGGCTGCGAGCTGATCGTCCATCTGCTGCTCGATGTCGGCAGCCTCTTCTTCGGTCAGACCTTCCAGTCCTTCGGTGGCACTCTTGGCCAGCGTGGCGCGGATCTGCTCACGAGCTTTGTCCCATGCCTCACGGATCAATTGCTCGTTGTTACGCACCCGGCCAAACGCATCAATGGCCTTCTCACCCAGCGACTCGGTTGGTCCTGTGGCCTTGGGCAGGTTGAGATTGTCAGCGAGGATGCGCGTGATCTGCTTGATAACGCTGTTGAGGTTCTTGCTGGGAGCTTTCTTCGGTGTGATGGCACTGCGCACTTTGCCGACCAACGAGTCCACGATGCTTTGCTCGAACTGGCTCTTGAGCAAGTCCTGTGAAGCCGTCAAAACTTCCACCGCTGATGTAATGTCAGTTGGCACCCCAAGCTGTTCGGACAGCCGGTTCACCAGCGTGGCAACACGGCGGCTTGTGGCCCCGCCATCAGCCTTGGTGCCGGTCAGACCTTTGAGCACTTCACGCAGCGCCTTCTGGTCTTTCTCAATGGAGGCCATGAGGTCTGCATCGGACATCTTGTTCAGCGCGTCCAGATCAGCCTGTGTGATGGTGCCACGGACAGACGGTTTTGTCTCAGCCCCGTTCTTGGCCTTGCGGGCAGCCAAGATCTGCATGGACGCGCCAATGCGAGTGATCAAATCCTTGGCCTTCTGCCACAGAGTTTTGTTCTCCTTGCTCAGAGCTTCTTCCCCGGCGCGGAACATGGCCTCTTCGGCACTCTCGGACAATTCCTGTGCAGCCGTGCGGCCAGACTCGGCATCGAGCTTCTTAACCTCATCGGCTTTGATGTCAGCGTTGGCCTCGGCAATGTCGTTGGCCTGCTGCTGGTGCTCTTTTTTGATGCCGTTGAGCACGAAGAGATGCTGATACCGTGGGTGGCTGTGGATCATCGCCCCGCTGCCCAAGGCGCGGCCAGCGCGTTCACGAGTGACCTCATAGGCGTCAAACGCGCCTGGCGCTCCACGGCGCATCGCCTCGGCCATGAGAATGCTCAACATGTCCGGGTCTTTCTCAATGCCGAGCTGCTTCTGAAGCTCGTAGCTGTTGAGCTTGTCCACCAGTTCTTCCTTGGGGGTGCCTTCGGCTTCGAGCGCATCGACTATCTGCACGGCGGCGTCCACACGGGCTTCCCCGGACTGCTGGGCAAACGTGTGAACCGGACGGTCTTTGATCGGGGTTTGAACTGACTCTGTGATGTCACCGGAGGCCGTCTGGGCAGCTTCCACAACACGGTTCAACCGGCTGGCGGTCTCGGGGGCGATCGAGAACCGGATGTCATTGGACTCCGTGTTGAACCGCTGTGAGAGCGGGATCACGTTGCCCTCGGCATCACGGGTGATGGGATCGGCGGATTTGATCTGGTTGGGGTCGAAAACCGCAATTGTGGTGCCTTCTACATCATCGCCCGTTTTCGCATCCTCTGTGCTTTCTTCAAATTTGACCCCGGTAATGCCTTCCTCTGTAAGAAACTCTCGAAACTTCTCACCCAGCTCCCCATCAAAGAATTGCCACAAGTGGTGAGCATATTTAGCTTTGTCAGAAAGGTCCAAGCCCGATTCAGGGTCTTTGCTTGGGACGTTTGGGCCGAGCCAATCCATGAACCTTTCACGTATGCTACGCTCTTGCACGTACTTGGTAGCATCATAAACTTCGTCAGTATTGAGGAAGTATTTACTAACACTGCCGCCGAAAGCATCAGCGAAAGCTTCATTCGCGGTGAAGAACGCAGCTTCTCTCGTCACTTCCATTTCTCCCAATATCCCCAACGAGTTCATTGACTTGCTTCGGGTATTGAAAGTGTTGATTTTATCTTTAGAACGAGTCGAATGCCAAGCCTCGGTTTCATATCCCGCAGCCTTCGCTGCCGCATCCACCATCGCCTGCTGCTTGGCCACATCGCCACTCTCCACCGCAGTCATGTACACTGCATCTTGCTCTGGACGCATCGAAGCCCTCACCGGCACCTCGTCGAGCACCATCACGTAGGACGCTGGAACTCCAAGCATCCTCACGTTGTACTTCTCCCCGGCCTCACGCATCACGGTGGGCGAGTCAGCCGGTTCGATGTAGGCACCGTTGTCATCGTACAACGCCTGCACCTGCTGGCCAAACTCGGCCTCGGTGAGGTCCGGGTGGGTTTTCTTTGCCTCGGCAAACATGTCATCGAGCGACACCATGGCCGAGGACTTGCCCACCTGTGCTTTCCGATAGACCTCTTGCAGGTTCACCGGTACAGCGGGTGGCCCGTCACGCATGAGACGAACGGCTCTTGCGGTGTCCGAGAGGGTCTGGTCGAGTGGAGATGTGTAGGTGGGGCGAACAGAGAACCGGATGTCGTTGGACTCAGTGTTAAAACGCTGCGAGAGCGGGATCACGTTGCCATCGGCATCGCGGGTGATGGGGTCAGCGGATTTGATTTGGTTGGGGTCGAAGACAACAATCTCTGTCACCTCCCCCCGATAGCCGTTCGGGACGGTGATACTGTCATACCCCCCAGATTTAGCCATCTCACTGACATCCACCCCTTGGTTGCCAGCAGCATTCTGCCGTTCGAGAGTGTGCGTCATCGGATTCTCCGACTTCAGGAAGTAGCTACCCACATTTTTTCCGTGCTCGAAAGCCAAACGTGGTGAAGTGGCAAAAGAGAACCCCTTGCCGTAGTGGGGGGTGTAATTCTGCCCACTTCGTGCGCTGTCAAACTCACTAAACTGAGCATTGGTACCGTGGTAAGCTTTTGTCGTATACCCAGCAGCCTTCGCTGCATCATCCACCATCGCCTGCTGCTTGACTACATCTCCGTTCTCCACCGCAGCCATGTATTCGGCATCCAGAGCACCACGTTCACCCGCCATCGACGGCTTCACCACCTCAACCCTGATTGGCATCCCGTCCCGTGTCTGGACGTTGTTCTCGGCAAGCTCAAGCGCCGTGCGCAGCAGTTTCGCCACGTCGTGGATGTCCTTAAGCGTGACTTCACGGCTTCTGCCGGTGAGCTTGCGCCAGATGGCTGCCAGGATGTCCCACAGTTGCTTCATCGGGCCGGACTTCGGCGGTGCCTTCAACCGCTCGATCATCTTGGCCATGATCTCCTCCATCAGCCATTCGCGGGAGCCCACGTCCGAGCGCCAGTTGGCACCGACGCCGTACTCCTCGGCCTTGGCATCCATCTCGCCTTCATAAATGTTCTGCTCACCCCAGCGCAAGAGCGCCTGTCGGGTCGGCTTGTCGAGGGCATAGAACCCGCGATGCACCAGAGCTTCGTGCGTGATCACCCGTTGCACCGCAGCTTGGCCGGGTGGCATGCCCTCCTGTGCGGCCAGCTCGATGTCGCCCTCATAGATGCCCACGTTGTCGGTGAAGACGAACGCACGGCCTCCTGAGAACAACCCCTCGAACCGGCTGCTGTCGGGGCTTGTCATGGCCTGATTGACCTGCGGGAACGCTTTGCGCAGCCCCTCGTCAGCCAGAAACTCGCCACTGGTGCCCACCCATGCTTTCTGCACGCCGGGCACGTCTCCCTG